AGAAATTCTTTAAAAAAATTTAGTTTTAATGCCTCTCAGATTGATTATGTTTTTGTAGGGCATGCACATGCAGATCATTGTGCTATGATTCCTAGATTGATAAAAGAGGGATTTGAAGGTAAGATAATTGTTCCTAAAGGAAGTAGTTCAATAATTTATGAAATATGTAAAGATTGTGCTTTTATTATGTTTAAGGATTGTGAATCATTAAGAAAAAAATATAAAGATAAACAATTTTTACCTGCGTATACTGAAGAACATGTAAATTTAATGATGGACCATATATATGAATATGAAATGGAAACTAATTATTGTTTAGACGATAATGTTTCTTTTACTTTTTACAATAGTCAACATATTGTATGTTCTGCTCAAATTATGCTTTGGTTAACGCAAAACAATCATACAAAAAAAATTATATATACAAGTGATTTAGGTAATATTTCTGTAGAAAATAATTATGTTCAAGAAATTACAAAACTTCAAAAAGCAAATCTTTTGATTGGAGAAGCAACGTATTGTGAACATTCTAAACCACTTACACATAAACATAGAAAAAAAGATTTAGAAAAAATAAAATGTGTAATAGACCAATGTGTAGAAAATAATTCGTCTTGTTTAATCCCAACTTTTTCTTTGCATAGAACACAAGAAATGATAACAGAAATATATAAAATATATAAAAACAATAATGTAAATATTGATTTTATTATTGCTTCTCCTTTAGCAAATAAAATTTGTGATATTTTTTTACAGATTTTAAAAGGAGAACAATTAAAACTTTTTACAGAGGTTATGAACTGGAGTAAATTAAAAAGAGTAAGAGATTATGATAAAGTAAATGAGTTATTAAATGATAAAAAGCCACATGTATGGTTGGCTTCTTCAGGATTTATGACTGCAGGATATTCTCGCAGTATTTGTTCTTATTTATTAGGTAATTCAAAAAATACAATTATTTTATCAGGATATGCTCCAGAGGGTTCTTTAGCTTATAAGATAAAAAATGGAACAACAAAAACGATTACTATAGATGATAAGGTTTGCAAAAATTTAGCAACTGCTGTAATTCTTAAAAGTTTTTCAAGTCATATGCAATATTATGATTTATTAAAATATTATTCAGATAGTTTTGTTGAAAAAATTTGTATTGTTCATGCAGATAAAAAACATAAGATAGATTTTTGTAAAACTTTACAAAGTGAAATAAATAATAAAAATAAAACGCAAAGAGTAGTATGTGTCACTAATGGTACATCTATTAATTTATAATAAAGGAGAAAAACGATATGAAATATAATAAAGGTTTTGAAGACGTTATTACTTTTTTAACTCCTCAGGTGGAAGAGTTTGCAAATTTTAAAATCCCTTCTGTTGAATCATTAGAAGAATGGAATGATTTTAAAAATAGAAAAATTTATCTTGATTTTGAAATAGGTGATTATTTAATTACAATTTCAAAACGTATTATTTCATGGAATAGCGAAGATAAAGATATTCCAAAAAATGAAAGAAAACCAATAACAATATATATTAATTCCCCTGGTGGAAGTTTACAATCATGTATGACATTTATAGATGTATTAAAAATGTCAACAACTCCTATTAATTTAATTTGTATTAATGGAGCGTATTCCGCAGCAGGGATGATTTTTATGTGCAAAGGAGAAAACATTGTTAGATCTATTGTCCCACATGGAAAAGTTTTGATTCATCAAGGTAGTTTAGGTATGGGTCAGGTTCAAACACATCAATTTTTAGATTTAGCTTCAGATGTACAAAAAGATGAAAAAAAAGTAAAAGATTATATTTTAGAAAATACAAAAATTACATCTCGTATGTATGATAAAAAGAAGAAAGATGAATGGACTTTAAATGCTGAAGAATGTATTCTATATGGAGTATGTGATAAAATAATTGAAGATATTTCAGAATTATTTTAAAGGGAGATATAGTGATGAAAAATACTAATAGAGATTATAATCAATCTAAAAAAATAAATAATTTTAAAAAAAATAATTTTAATAATTATTATAAAGATGAAGATGAAGAAAGTCAAGTTTTTTATAAAAAAAAACAAACTAAAAAGAAATCAGACATTGAATCTAATGAGTTTGTTTTACAGTGTTTAGAAAAAGAAAAAAACAATGAACGTAGAAAGTTCAAAGAAAAAGAAAAAAATAGAAGAAGTAAAAAAGATCGTATTTATGAAGATGATTAATTAAAGGAGGGTTTTATATGAGTACAATGAATTTAGTATTAGAATATATAACACAGTATGGAGCAATTGTAGGAATTATTATTCTTGTTGTTGTAGGATTCATATTAAAAATTCAGCAAATTGTTAATGGAAATCTTGTTGAGTGGCTTGTTGATAAAGTTGCTTATGCTGAAGCTTATTTAGGATCAGGTACAGGGCAGATGAAATTAAGATATGTGTATGATTTGTTTGTACAAAAAAGAACAATATTAGCTTCTTTAATTTCATTTGATAAATTTTCAAAATTGGTTGATTTAGCTTTAGATAAATTTGAAACAATGCTTAAGAATAATAAAGCAATCAAAGAGTGGTTTGAAAAATTACAAGAAGAAAAAAATAAATAATATATAGAGCAATTTTATATTGCTCTTAAAAGTATATTATTTATTATAAAATAATGTGTTTTTAAGAACAATATAAAAGATAAGGAGAATAAAATAATGAATAAAACATCATTGGGAAAAAAATTTGAAAAAAATTTTGGAGATTCTGCGAAACAAGATGGTATTTTTACACATAGGTTAAAAGATACTGATTTATCATATAATGGTAATTCTGTTTCAAGTTTTACTCCGTCAAATAAATGTGATTATTATTTTTTAGGTAATGTAAAAGATGGTAGAGGAACTTTATTTGGTGTTGAATGTAAAAGTACTAAATATTCATCTATAGGAATTCAAACATCCCCAGAAGATCCAGAAAAAATGATAAAATATAAACAAATTCAAAGTTTGATTGAATTAAGTATGTATGAAGGTATAAAATCAGGTTTTGTATTAAATTTTAGAGATGATGATACAAATATGGAAGATACATATTATATTTCTATAGAAGATTTTTCTACGTTTTTAAATGAAACGCATAAAAAATCTATTAATAAAGCTGATTGTGAATTAAGAGGTCTATCTGTGGAATCAAAATTAAAAAGAACAAACTATAAATATAATGTAAAAAAAATGTTAGAAGATATAATTAGAAAGGAGAGTTAATATGGCAAGAGAAACTTTTAAAAAACAGTTTACTACTCCTGATATTATAAAACAGATTAATCCTAAAAATGTAAAATTAATGAATTTATATTTAAAAGATAAGAGTAGAAAATGTAGTGATGCTACAATGAAAGTGTATGCATCTAATTTAAATATATTTTTTTGTTGGAATGTTATATATAATGATAATAAATATTATCCAGAAATTAAAAAAGTAGAATTAAGTGAATTTTTTGATTTTTTAGTTAATGAATTAAAAATACAAGGAAAAAGGTTTGCTCACTATCGTTCTGTTTTGAGTACCTTATCTGACATTGTAATAAAATATTATGATGATGATTATCCTACTTTTAAAAATATTGTAAATACAATTATTGAACCCATTCCAAAAGATGCAGTAAGAAAAAAAACAATTTTAACAGATGAAGAAGTAGAACTTATTTTTGAAGTTTTGATTGCAAAGGATAGAATACAAGAAGCCTGTTGTTTTGCTCTTGCTGTATATTCTGGAATGAGAATTGCAGAGATTGAACAAATGAAAGTCGATATGATTGATAGAGAAAATAGTTTATCGTTTGGAGGAGTTTCTTTACAAACTACTGAAAAAATAAGAACAAAAGGATTTGGAAAACAAGGAAAGGTTATTTATAAACATATCATTAAAGATTTATTTTTACCTTATTTTGATAATTGGTTAGTAGAAAGAAATAGGATTATTGAAGAGTTAGGAATTGAAGACCATGGATATCTTTTTATAAAAAGAAATGGTCAAAAAGCTACACAACATGTTATTCGTAATTGGGCAGATAAATGGAGTAAAATTGTAGGTAAAGATGTATATCTCCATTGTTTAAGACATAACTTAGTTACATATTTAACAAAATTAGGATTAGGTAGTGATTTTATTATTGCTTTTATGGGATGGTCCTCGGCTGATATGTACAAAATCTATAATGACCTTGAGGATTCTGAACTTGATTGGAAAGATAGTAAAAAATTACAAGAAATTATCAATAAAAAATTATTAGAAGAAGATGAATGATTGTAAGCTTATAGGAGGTGAATATATGTCTGTAAAAATAAAATTTAAAACAGGAGAAGGTATTCCTAATAAATTAGAGGTGGGAGAACCTGCTTTTGATACAAAATATAATATTGTATATATTGGTGATCAAAATGGAAATCCTATTTCTTTAAATTCTGTTAATACAGATAAAATTACTCAAGGTGATTTAATTCTAATTTTAAATGGTGGTACTTCAGAAAATGAATAAATATTTACACATAAGATAATATCGAAAAAGATTTTTAAATAGTATTTATTTAAGGAGTGAAATATATGAAAAATATAGAAAAATTAATTAACTATGCTTTAACATGGGTTGGATATTGTGAGAAAAAATCAGCACAACATCTTGATGATTTTTCAAAGAATGCAGGAAGTGGTAATTATACTTGTTTTGCAAGAGATTATAAAAAACATTCTGGTATTGATGTTCAGGGGCAACCATGGTGTGATGTTTATGTAGATGAATGTTTTATAAATGTGTTTGGTGTAGAAAAAGCAAAAGACCTTTTACATGGATTTTCTGCTTATACTCCAACTTCTGCAGATAATTTTAAAAAACATAAAGAATGGTACAATAAACCTCAAATTGGAGATGTGATTTTTTTTAAAAATTCAACTCGTATTTGTCATACAGGAATTGTTTATAATGTAACAAAAGATAGAGTGTATACAACAGAAGGGAACACATCAGGAGGAACAGAACTTGAGGCTAATGGAGGATGTGTTGCTAAGAAAAATTATCCATTATCTTATAGTAAGATTGCAGGATATGGTAGACCTAATTATGAGAAATATGAACAAAAAGAAGTAGTTGTAGAGGAATATATTGATAATGAACCTATAATTTGGGAGCTTCAGAATAGAAAAATTATTACTAATGTGAATTTATGGAGAAAGAAAATTCAAGAAGATCAGAACATATATTGGCTTTGCAGAAAAGCAATTCAATACATAAGAACTAAACAAACTACAGAATATGCCGATGTTGTATATACAAACAAAGATGAGATTTTGTGGGAGTTAAAAAATAGAAAAATAATAACGGATGTTGATTTGTGGAGAAAATATATGATTGAGGATCAAAATGTTTATTGGCTTTGTCATAATCTTGTACACTATATGAGGACTCAAAAGAAGGAAGTGTGAGTTATGTTTTATCTTGATAAATCAGAGTATAATAAAAAGTTAAAAAAAATAAAAAAGCAAAATGAAAGTTTTTTGAGAAAACAAGAATTAGCAGAGATGCGATTAAAGACCAAAAAAGAAAAAAGCAAAAAAACAACTACTAAAATAGTGATGTTTTATTTATTTACTGTTTTAAATTTAGTTCTTATTTATTCTTTGATTGCAATGTGGCATTTTGAAGATTTGACTCATTTAGGGGTTTTAATTACTGATATTATTGGACAAATTATTGTTTTTTTAGTATATTGTTTAAAATCAGCTAAAGAGAATTCTCAGGGTGGAATTGTTTATGAACAGGCGATACATAATAATTTAAATTATGAAGATGATAGTTTATTAAAAGATAAATAAAATTTCAATTTTATTGTATATTTAACCACAATATATTGTGGTTTTGTTATTATATGTATACAATATATTGTATAAAAAAGTTATTAAAGGAGAAAAAATTATGAATAAAATGAAATTAAGTGAAGTTATTAAATTACACCAAAGTTATCAAATGAATGAAATGACTCATGATGCATTTGTAGAGGCTTTAAATAATGTTTATGTGAAGAGTTATATTACAATTAGAGAAAAAATTGCTGGTGTGATTAATGTTTTGTTTGGATGTGAGTATGATGAAGAAAGTATTGTCGAAAGATATGCTCAGTTAGAAATGAATAAGTTTTGGTATATTATGATGCTTTATACTGATATTGAAATGGAAGAAGAGTATATTAATGAAGATAATTATGAACTTTTATATCCTACATTAAGTACTGCTATATATACATATGCAATGAATGACTTTAGTGTGACTTTAAGAATTATGGAGCAAATTATTAATGATAACAGATATGGTGAGATGATAGAAATATTTGAATCAATTTCTGGTACTAATTTTGATGAATTAATTCAAAAAGATAATGAAGTGATGAATGCTTTAAAGGGAGATAAAGAGTTTATAAATAATCTTGTACAGTTATTTAATCATACAGATCCTGCGATTGGTAAAATAAATAAAGAAATTGAAAAATCAGTTGCAAAAGAAATCAAAAAAACAAAAGAATAAAGTTGTGTGTAAAATAATATTATATACAATGATAAGAAGTCATGCTTATGCATGGCTTCTTTTTTTATCTTTTAGGAGGGAGGAATAAAAATATGGATAATCAAAAAAGATGGCAAGAAATTAGATCACAATTAGATAAAGCAACAAAGGATTTAGTTCCTAAAAATAGGTTTAAAATTAATGATACAATTATGAAAAAAGCACAAAATATAATGACTAAAAAATCTTTAAGTTTAATTTATGATGATTATGGAAATCAACTTTATGAAAAAACTTCGGATGTACAAAATTTTATATCATGTAAAAAAACAGGAAGCACATTTATTCTTGTTAAAGATGATAACAAATTGATAGAAACACAAAACAAAAATGATGAATTTAATACTGACTTTATCTCTTATGATTCTTTAGAAGAAGTTCATAAAGATAATGTTAAGTTTGATATGAGTATAGATGAAAATACAGGATTTAAGCGAAATACTGATTATCTATATTTGCAACAAGAAAAAGATAAGAAAAAAGATGATGTTATGAGTCAAGGAATTGATGAAATAAAAGATTATATAAATAGAACAGGAAGAAGAGAACTTAATAAAATTGATATAAATTTTGTAGGTTCTATTACAGAAAGGGGTATATAATATTATGGATAAAGATATTAAAAAAAATGAAACAACTGGTTTCTGGGATACAAAAAAATGGAGAAATTTTCTTTCAGATATGCAAAGAAATGCAGGTTCTTTAGGAATAAATAGTGAAGTAAGTGAATTGATGAAAAAAACTCTTTCAGATAATGCTTTTAAAGCAGATTTTAAAGGAGTTCAGAAACTTTTTGGGCAAATTCAAGATTTGCAAGGTGGGTTAGATGCTCTTAAAACAATAAAAAATAGTTCTACTAATTTATATAAAGATTTTGTACATAATCTTTATGGAACTACTTCAGGAAGTGATTATCTTAAGGAATATACATCTCAACAAATAAAACGATTAAATCAAGTAAAATCTATTGTGAGTGGTCAAGAAAAAGAATTGACATGGGCAACTAAAATGATAGAAAATGGAACTATTATTGCAGAGGGATATAATCTTGCAGGTAATAAAGTAAGACGTAGAGAATATACTCAAGGTAAAAGCAAACCTGTTTTTTCTAAAGGTGTTGATTATGATAGAAGTGGTAAAATTTCGGCTTCTTATTCTCCTTATAGATATAATGATGTTAATAGTAGGGGAGATGTTGTATCAAGAGGGGGTATGTTGAAAACACATTATGATAAAAATGGAACTGTTGTAAATCAAGATATTGTAGATTATAGAACCTCTAAATCTATCACTCAACCTGTATCTAAAACATATAGACCAAATCAAGTTCTTAAATCAACATATAAAGGAGTAGGTCCTACAAATAATGATATTTTTATTATGGGAAATCAGAGATATTCTAAGTTTGTATCAAATAGTCCTATTCAATTAGATAATCAAAAAGATAAATTTGGAAGATACAATGGTGCATTAGAAAGGTTGAGACAAGGAATTGATGAATCAATTGCTAACATTGTAAATCAAGGAACACAAGCTATTGATAAAATGTCTGTTAGTACTGTAAAAGGAAGTAATTCAAGGAAGATAAGTACATCTTCTTTTAAAGGAATAGATCCTAAGAAAATGAATTATTTTGATTTTGAAACAATTGGTCAATTAGGTCTTGGCAATTTTATGCCTACTCAATTTTCTGTTAGACACCAAGATGGTAAAGTTGATAGTAAAGTTTTAAAAATGTCTCAAAAAGGACAGGAGTATATAAGTGGGATTTTAAAAGATTTAAAATCAGGAAATTGGGGAAATTTGAATAATGATAAACTTAGGGATTTAACACATATGGCAGATTTCTCTGTAATTAACGGAAAGATTGCTACAAAACACGAAAATTTTTCTGGAATTCGTCCAGATCAAATTACTGGTAATTTATTAGCTAATATAGAATCTGGTTTTGAGATTTTAAAAAATGCTGAAAAATATACTAATGGTACTGCCGATGCAAAAAGTGCTATAGAAAATATGTTAAAATCAACTAAAGGGACTATGGTTGGACATAATATTAGATCTTTTGACAATGAAGTATTTAAGCAATTAGGTGTTGATTTTTCAGATTTTAAATTTTTAGATACTTTAGAAATGGCTAAAAAATATTATAATTATGGAGATATGAGACAACATATTAGTGGAGGAAAATCAGTACATAAACGATTGATGGGATTTAGTCAATCTCATCTTCAGGATTTCTTCAATATTGATATGAGTGATTTATTAAAACAAGGTATTAATCAACATACTGCAGAATATGATACGGAATTAAATAAAAGAATTGCTGAAGCAATGTTTAAAGAAATAAATTCAAATCAAGTAAAAAATCGCTATGTGGGAGGAAAAGTTGGTTCAGTAAAAGTTGGACAGGTTGGAACAGCAACTAAAGGGCATTTCAGACAACATGCATATGATTTTAAAACAGATGCAATGGGAAAAGTTTTAAGAAAAAGTGAAAATGAGTGGAATGATTTATTGATGAGAAGTGGTGGGCAATATGCCTATGAAGGAAAAACATCAATAACTGATACTAAAGGTGTGGCTCGTAATTTTGCTAAATTCTTTGATTTAAATAGTGGTGAATCTGTTTATAAATATGTTGCTGATGATGTTGACCTTGGAAAATTTATGAGTGATATTTTTAATGGACATTTTTCAACAATAAAAGATACAACAACATCTGCAAAAGCTTCGATTTTTAGAGGAGATACAGGTTATGCTAATTTATCTGCATTAATGTCTGCATTACAAGGCAATTCTGTTTCTCAGAGACAACAATATAGAGCCAATATGCTTAAAGAAGCAGATGGTGGTAAATTTATTACAATGGCTCAACAAATCTATAAAGGTTTAGAGGGCAGTGGGTTATCAGATATTCAAAAAAGTTTAGCTTTAGAATTAATGGGTTCAAAAATGGGAATGTCTCAACAAAAAATGTTTTCTATGAATAATATTAGAGATTTAATTTCTTTAAGTTCTGGAGGTACTGTTAATGGGACAGTTTCTGCTTTGAAAACATTTTTAGGAAAAAATAAACAGTTCTTTGCGAATTCATTAGAGTATAGTAGTTTGTTTGAAGATATTGATATAGCATCAAGAGGTATGTCAGATTCAGCTATGGGAACGTCAGGAGATAATTTTTATGGAATTTATCAACGAATTGCTGAACAACTAAGAGGAAGTGATTTTGCAAAACAATATGAATCACAACTTAAATTTAATAAAGATGTGTATAAAAATGGATATGATATTAATAGTATAGTAAAAAAATCAATTGAAGACGTAAATAAATTTGTTAGTAATACTGGAGAAGATGCTTTGGAAAGAATTTATTCAAGTTCATCCAGCGAAATAAAATCAGCTCTTGATGGAAAGTCATTAAATAAAAGATTGGGAAATCTACAAAAATTAGGTGTATTAAAAGATACGTCTATGGTTGCGACAAAAAGTATTTCAGAACAATTATCAAAAAGTATAAAAGGGTTACAAGAAAGTGGTATTGGAACACGAATTAGTCTTTCTGGAGATGGTACTGGATTGAATTTAAGCTTATTCGATAGTGCTGATTCAAAAAGTATATCATTTAATTCAGAAGGAAAGATGATATTAGATCCTAATAGATCTGCTTCTGTGTATATTCCATTAGATAAAGGAAATGGAATATTAGATGATAATGGAATGTTAAAAACAAATATGATGACTACAACTTATGATGGAGAATCAGGTTTTAAATTAACAACATTACAAGATAAAATGATTGAATCTATTACAAGAGTTTTAGATTCAGGTAGTATTAGAAAAAATATGTCGGAGGGTAAATTTTCTGCTATAAATAGTGCTTTATTTCATGCGAAACAAAATGCGTTGAATTTATCTCCATCGGCAGGTACTTATAAACAAGGTTCTATTTGGAATGACTATGAAGATTCTTTTAAAGTTGGGGCATCTCCTGAACAAATGGCAATAAGAACAAGTATGGTAAATTTAACAGATGGTATTGTTAATTTGTTAGATCAAAATTATGATATTACTCCAAACAATACAGAATCATATAATTATAGTCAAGCTATTCAACATGTTATGGATTATGCAGCCTTATTATCAAAAGGAATTCCGAATATAAATGATATGATTTCAGGAGAAAACTCACCATATTCATGGATGATAAAAAATGGTAAAGAAGGAGCTTTTGAAAAAACAACATCTCATTTACAAAAATTAGTATCTAATTTACCTATGAATTTAAGTGCAATAAAAGAAGCAGCTTATTTAAATCAAACTTATGGCTTATTAGGGACTGGAGGTTTTGCTCCAGGATTTGAATGGCATCCAGAAGACCAAAGAAATATTGCTCAATCACATAATAGACTTAAATTGAAAAAAGCAACAGGATATGCTAAAGAGGCTATGAAAAAAGATGTATTTACATCAGACGTTGCAAAAATTTTTGGTTTTACTCCTCAAGATACTGTTGAAGCAGGATTAGTTACAGAACAGCATGTTTATGAAGGATATAAAAAAATGTATGAAGCTCAAATGCGAGATGAGGGTAAAATTAAACCTGAAACAGATGCATGGAATAAAGAATTAAAAAGGAGAATGTCTTCATCTCCTATGTTGTCGGTAGAAAATGATAGTGGTATTATAGCTAAAGATTTTGCAGATAGTGCTTTTTATTCCATGGAAAAATCTATGACCGTAAATGAAGAAGATTTTTATAAAATTTTAAATGGTAAAACAATTCAAAATATTGAAAAATCGGGGTTACATGTATTAGACAAAGGATATAATCTTAGTCAAATGTCTATTGGAAATAAAACTATTCATGATGGAGATATTTTAAAATCAGTAACAAATAATGGGGATGGCACATATTTCTTAAAAATGGAAGAAATATTGAATATGGGTAAAAATGCTCATTCAAAGGCAATTTCTGGATCTGGAAATAGATTTACTGTAGGTTTGGCAAATAGTGATTTAATGAAGTATATAGCTGAAGCAGCAGGATTAAGTTCTGTTCCTACAATGTTTTTAAAGAAAAAGTTAGAGCCAAGTGAAGATGAAAATGGTAATAAAGTATATAAAAATGAGCTTAAACAAAAAGATATTGCAGGAGCATGGAATGAAAGACTTCAAAAAATATTTTCTGATTATTTATCTCAGGGTGGAGATAATAATATACAGAGTTTATATAACAGTTTGCCAAAACAAATGCAAAAATATTTTTCTATATCTGATGGGCAATTAAAAGGTAGTAGTTATTTTGATGGGACTTCATGGAAAATAAAGGGTTCTAATGAGGAATTATTTGAGAATGAATCAGATATGAAGCATTTCTTTGATTTAAATCAAACAGGATTAATTGCACAAACAGCAAAAAATTTAGGTGTAACATATGACCCAAATATGATAAGAACTGCTGTTAATATGGCAAATGAGTATTCTTATTTTTCTGGATTTGGATATAATCCAGATGAGGCTGAATTTGATAGTAAACATAAAGTAACTATGAAAGAACAAGATGCTGTTCGTAGAAAAATAGGAGCATTAAAAACAAAAGATAATACGTTTGAAACATTTTCTAAACATATGGCTGATTATATTACTAAATCAGAGTTACAACTACAACCCTTACGACAAAAAGCTACGAGAATTGATAAAATAGTAAGCACAGCGGCTAATGCTAACGCAAGTGAAGCAAAAAAAGCTATTGCTTTAGGGGAACGTACTCTTAAAGTTGTTGATAGATCAATAAATAGTGAATTAGCTGATGATGAAATTAGTTTACATTCATTAGGAAATCATAGAGGAATTACAAAAGATGGTAAAATATCTGAAAATGCATGGAAAAATACTTCTGCAGGTATTTTTGCAGAAAGAGCTAAAAAATTAGGATGGGGAGAAGATTATCAGATTGTTTATGAAGGACAACCTGTACAAATTACGACAGGTGAAGGTCATGTAATGCAAGGAAGTACTATGGTTTTTGGCAATCATGGTTCAGAAATAAAAAAAGGAAAAGTTGCTCCTTCTTCTTTAGATTCGTCTGCGGATAGAGTTTGGAATGCTTTAAAAGCTATAAAGACAGGAACATATCAGGGAGATATCCCCGCTGATGAATATGTTGCAAATCTTTATAGTTCTTATTTAAAAGATACTTATGATATGACTCATAGTAAAGAGAGTCCTTTATTTCAAGAATTAAATTCTAAAAGATTAACAAATGCGACAGCAGGAAAAGCTGCAGGTACGAACTATGTTCAAATGAGAGCAGATTTTGGGAATGCATATAGTAATGCAGTTATGGTAAACCCAGAGCATTTAAAAGAAATGCTTTCTATTGATAAAAAAAATGTGTCTAAAGAAGATTATAATGCATATAAACAAAACCTACAATGGATGTATGAAGATTTAGTCCCTCAAAATAATCGTATAAAAAATATGAATAGCGTATCTTCTTTAATTGATGGAATTGTTAATGCTGTGACAATTGAAAATTCAACATCTGGACCATTAACAAAAGGATTAGAATCAATGTTCCATCGTTTCCCATCAACTAATGGATTGGATGAGTATTTTGGACAATTATTTGTTTCTAAAGGATTACAAAAAGGAAACATATCTGTAGGAGCAGGTCTTGCGTTAAGAGAAAACTTAGACTTTGATGGTGATGTTCAATATGCCGCATTATTGGGATTAAATAATAAATTTAAAGATAAAAATGAATGGAATAAATTTAGAAAAGAAAATACTAAAATAAGAACATGGGATGAGAATATTTCAAAAAAACTACAAGCAAAAGTTCTTAGTGAAGCTAATGTAGAAAATAGTGATGTATATGATTCAGAAAATGTTGTAAAAGCATTGCAACAATATAATGAAACAGTGTCAACTCCTGTATTTTCTAAAAAGAATTTTGGAAAAATAGGTGGATTATCTAACTTCTCTACTGCTGTTAGAAATAAAATGAAAAATGCAGGTATTGATGAAACTTCAAGTTCTGCAACTATAGAGCAAAAAGCAAATGCAATAATGACACGTTCTGTATTTGAACTATTTGAACAAGATGCTATAAGTTCTAAAAAAGTTGCTCAACGTATGCTTTCAAAATCAGAAGGAAATGAAAAAGCACTTATTGATGATTTAGATAATTTTTATAAAATGTTAAGTAGTATGGATTATTCATCAAAAGGGGCAAAATGGAGTTCTGTATTTGCAGAAGCAGAAAGATTAGGTATTTTTGGGAAAGATGGAGTTTTTGATACCAGACAAGCTCATAATGCTGTTTCTACTATAGAAGAACTTGGTAGATATCATGGTTATGGTGGTTTAAAAGGTGGAGTTGCAGGTAGAGCCTTATTAGAAAAAGTATTTGGAAAAGGCACTGTTGGTAGTTTTTATGATGAAAAGGGGAATCTTTTATCTGGAGATGTATTAAAAACAGCAGGTGTTGTATCTCGTGATGCTTATTTGAAAGCAGTAACAGCTATTGATGAAAGTTTAGGAAAAGATTCTTTAAGTTCTGCGATATATGATGAAAAAAATGTTATTGGTCGTGCTTCTCAAAAATCTTATGAAAAAGCTGTAAGAGAATATATGAAAACGTTCTCTAAAAACCATGGTATGGGAAAAATGACAAATAAGGACATTTATGCATCGGGAATTAATGGTACAACACTTATTGATAATTTATCGCAAGAGAGTGGACAAACAGTTATTCCTGAGGTTCAACAACAAGGAGGTCAAGCAGGACTTGCATTATCTCAGGATGCAGTTGCAATAATTGAAGCTATTACAAATGCATTAAATGGACAGACTGCAGCATGGAAAGAAAATGGAATGGCTGTAGGAAATGCTATAAAAAATACAAATGCAATGACTGTAGCTCAAAGAAAAAATGCAGAATTAATGAAAAATCCTGTTAATGCAAGAAAGGCAGGGTTAAATGTTCTTCCTGGTGAAAACATTATGGAAAATTATGATAATATTGTTCATTCTGCATTAAGTGGCTCAGGTCAATCTATGTTTACTGATGAACTTATGTTTAGAAATATAAGAAAAGCAGAATTAGACCAAGAAACTCATAAATATTTTGTTGATGGTAAACAGCAAAATATTGATTTCTCATTATCTCAAGCAGGAATTTTAGGAAGAGAAAATAAAACTTTTACTGAATCTTTTGCGACTTCAGAAAGAAAACAGTTATTTAAACAATATTTAAATGGTGAAGATATAAAAATTAGAAATTCTTTATCTGATATGCCTACTGTTTATTCTAGTGCTAATGGCAATCAAATTAGAGATTTAAGAGATTTAGAAGATAAGGCAGGATATTATTTCCAAGATATCGCTGCAACTGAAAGAGGTAGAATATTAGGTGATGTTACTCATGATATGTTAGATCATTATTCTCAGTTGAGTAATACTCGACTTAAAAGTATGACTCCTGATAGTTTTATTTCTCAATATTTCGCAGGAAATGTTGCAGGTACTAAACTTAATGATTTATCAAAAGAATGGAGTTTAGCTGGAGGAACAGGTTCTTTGTTAGAAAATCTTCAAGGAATTTCAGGAAATACTTTTAAGGCTATAAATGATCTTAGTATTGTAGGTATTGATAAATTATTTAAAGATGCAAGTAAAAATAATTTATTGTCTCAATCCGAACAATCTTTTGTGGGTGAAATATATGATCCAGTTACAGGAGCTTTAAAAACATTTGGTGGTACATTTGATGCTATTTTAAAAAATATGGTAGTAGACTATAAAACTGCTAAAAATCCTGATGTAAATAAATTTGCTGTACAATTGGAAATGTTATTAAGGACTATTGAATCCTATGCAGGTTCTGGATTAAATGATAGTGCAGTGCAAGAATTATACTCGCAGATATCTAAAGCAGGTATTGCAATTCATAATACTCAAACAGGTAATACTTCTGCAATACAATTAACAAGACCAAGTAATGCTGCTTTGGCAAAAACAATGAATTATATTCAATATAGTCAATCTTTGCAAGATATGTCTGAAATTAGAGATCCTAATTTTGTAGATCTTGTATGGACAAAAGGAGATCTTAGAAGATTTTCAAATAATAAATTACAAAATGCATATAGAAATATTAGTGAATTCTTATATCAAGGGTCTACATCTGGTGGCACATCTGAAGAGAATTTTCAAAAATTTTTATCTGGTTTTGCAAAAGATGGATTAACTTTCAAAAAGAATAAAGGAACTTCGGAAAGTAATAAAGGAACTTCTTCTTGGTTTGTAGATGATAATGGACAACGTATGGTTATGAGCGTAGATTTTGCTAATGGTAGAGTGTCAAGTCCAAGTTCATTAAAAGTTAGAGAGCTTATTTCTGATGAAAAAGGAAAATATTTAAGTGATGAACAAACATACTCTCATTATTTAAATGAATATTTAAAAGCATATCAAAGATATAATGATTTCAGTTTGTCAGATGAGGAACAAAGACACGCTACAGCTAATTTTAATAAAATGCGTGAAAAACTTTTCAACTTTGAACAACAAGGATTTTTAACACCTGAAAAAATCAATGAATTAAGACAAGCTCATTTAGATAGTCCTGAAGCAGAAAAGATGTTGAAAGCAATAGGAGAACCTCCAAAAGAAGCATCTCAAAGGAATTATGTAAGTGCATATCAGAGATTATCAGAAGCTCAAAATAAAATAAGATATCAGGAAAGTTTACCTACAGCTTTAAGAGATTCAAAAGTTTATGATACAGAGATAATGAATGCTCAAAAAGCACAAGCTGATTTAGATAAAGCTCGTCTTGAATTGTATTCAAAAGAAGGTGGTGGAGTTAGAAGTGATGTAGAAGTACAACAATTGCAACAAAGATTGCAAGATTATGTTAATTTCCATCCTTCAATGTTAGGAAAAATAATTCCTCAAGAAGCATCTTATGAAGATATTACAAGATTAGCAAATGATGATAGTAAAAGTGCAGGATATAATAAAATTTTATCTGACAGATTAGCAATAATAAAACAACTTGTTTCTGCACAAAATGAATTAAATTCTCTTGTTAATAGTGGAGACAAAAAAGCTATTACTAATGCAACAGCAAAAAGAAATCAAGCACGAGCAGAACTTGACAATATAAATAAAATTATTGGTGAATTAAATCCTTATTTAATAGATGCAAATAAACAAATTGTTTCTGATACAATGCAAGAACAAGATAAAATATTATCAGGCGAATCAGCAAATCTTGAAAAAGGTACAAAAGAGTATGAGCAAAGAAAGCATATGGTTGAAGATTTTAAAAAATATAATAAAGAAATATTAGATTTGCAAGAAAAACAACATGCTATTCAAACTAAAATGAAACAAGGAAAAGCAACAACTGATGATTATGCTCAACTTCAACATATACAAAAACAAATTTCTGATACTCAGGCAATTATGCCTACACTTGATAAAGATGGTTTTATTTCTGATAAAACAGGAGCTAAGTTTAAAACAACTGAAGCTCAACAAGCTGATATTCATCATACATTCGCTCAACAAGAAAGAGATTATAATAAGCGTATAGCTGAACAAACTATGCTTGCAAGTGGTAAAAAAGGGCTTGGAAATTATTTAAAGAATTTAGGCAAACAAACAATTGGATATTTTAGTATGTCGATGTCCTATAAAATTATAGGTATGATTACTCAAATCTTCTCTAGTATAATTCAGAAAACAAAAGAATTTAATAAAACAATGATTGATATTCAAATTGTTACGAGAAAATCATCTAATGAGGTTGGAGATTTAGTTAAAGAGTATAACGGATATGCTAAAGAATTAGGGGTAACAACACAGGCTGTAGCAACTTCTGCAAACCAATTTTTACGTATGGGTTATAATGCTCAAGAAACTGCAAAGTTAATTGAAAGTTCAATGAAATTATCTAAATTGGGTATGATCGAAGCAGGTCAAGCGGCTGAATATCTTACATCTGCAATAAAAGGATATCAATTATCTGCTCAAGAATCTGAGAAAGTTGTTGATATGGCTACAACTCTTGATATGAGTTATGCAGTCGATGCAGGATATATTTTATCAGCAATGTCAAGAACAGCTACTTCTGCTAAATTAGCAAAAGTTGAAATGTCTGAATTACAATCAATGATTGCAGTTATTGGTGAAACAACTCAGAAAGATGCATCTGTTGTTGGTGAGAGTTTAAAAACTGCATTTGCAAGATATGGTAATGTAAAAGCAGGTGTTGCAGCAAAAACTAATTTATCTGATTTAGATGAACAAAGTAAAGATGAATTAGAAGCTGTAAATGATATTGAAAGAGTATTAACTACATATAACATAGATGTTAGAGAATCCGATAATAAAACATGGAGAAGTTATTCTAACATAATGAAAGATATTAATGAGCAATGGGCAAAATATTCTGATTATGAAAAGAATGCGATTGCTACTGCTATGTTTGGTACAAGACAGAGAGAAAATGGATTAGTTGTTCTTGAAAAATATAATGAAGTATTAAAAGCAAATGAGAAGGCTATAAATTCTGAAGGAACAGCAAATAAAAAATATGAAACATATCTTACAGGTGTAGAAGCTGCTCAAAATAGATTTACTGCGACATGGGAAAAATTCATCAATAATATTAATGGTAGTGATGGATTAAAAGTATGGTATAATCTTTTAACACAGATTGTTGAAATGATGAATCATTGGAAATTAATCTTAGGAGTAATTGTTGCAATGAAAGCTCCACAGATCTTTACTGCCTTTGGTAAGTTTTCTAATTCTTTTGGTGGATTTTTTACTGGTGCAAAAAAGACATGGGGATCTGCAACTTCTGGTTTTAAAGAAAAAGGATGGTCTGGAGTTTGGCAAGGAACAAAACAAGCTTTTAAAGATAGTTGGGGCGACATTGAGACCGATGCTAAAAATAAATTGAGTTTAAAAGCTGAAGTTCATGAAGCTAATAACCTTTTAGCACAAATATTACAAACACTTCAAGGAAAAGATATTGATGGGGATAATGATTCAAATACTACACAATCTGCAGGTTCAAAATCTTCAACACAAAATAATTTAAATAATCAAAATGTTCCTATTTCATTATTAGGTAATGGTCAATCAAATCCAAGACCAAGTGGGGGAGTTAATATAATTCCATCAGACGGAAGTGTTATTCCAATGGGTGGAACTGTAAAAAATGTTCTTTCTTATGGAAATAATCCAATATTATTAGGAAATGGCTTTGTTCCTCAACCTGTAGGAAATGGTATTATGTCATTACCTCAAGGTAATATTATAACAGATCCATCATTAATGTTACCTCCTGCAATAAGTGGAGGTCCTGTAGGTAAAGCTATTTTACTACCAAAAACAGCAGGGGGAGTTAATGTAATTCCATCAGATGGAAGTGTTATTCCGATGGGTGGAACTGTTGGTAGTGTTATTGATAAAAAGAAAAAAACAACCAATAAAAAAGAAAAAGCAGAAGCAAGAGCTAAAAGAGAACAAGAAAAACAAAAAATTAAAGATGCACAAAAAAGAAATAAAAAAGCAGAAAATGCTCGTAAAGAATATAATAGAACAATAGATAAAGGTGGACCTTTTACAGAAAAAGATAGGGGATTTTTTAAAAACAAAAGAGAAACAATTAAAAACATGCCACATACTTCTTTGTCTTCTACCTTAAGAAAAACAACTATTGATGCTGATATTGCAAGAGTAGAAGATAATATTGATTCTATGTTTATTGGTAGTCATCATAAAAGACAACAAAGATATAATGAGTTATTTCATGCAAAACGATATAGTAAACGTAGTTTTAAACCAACAAAAATAAAAAATGTTCAGAGAAATGCTTTAATTCCAACAACAGGGATAGCTGTTAGTGAAAATACCAACATTCCTAACAAACAAGGATGGTTTAGTCAAAAATGGCATGGATTTAAAGACAGATTAAGAGAAGAAATTGCTTTTCGTGAAGCACGAGGAGAATACAGAGTCGGAAAATTAAGACAAAAAATAAATAATCGTTTTGGGCATAATAAAGGATTTACAGATATTCCATGGACTAATGATCCTTCATTAATGTTACCTCTTGGACAAAATACTAATAACATTCCTCAAAAACAGGGATGGTTAAAAAAAGGTTGGAATAAAACAAAATCCGCTATTTTAAAGCCATATAAATTTTTAGACAATAAAGTAAAAAATAGTCAGGCGGCTGCAAATATGGCATCTACCATAGGAACTATGACTGGTTTTATTGGTGGAGGAATGCTTGGTAATGCTATTAGTGAAGAACATGGTGGAACTATTGGATCATTATTAGGAATTACAAATATGGCAATAACTGCTATTAATCCTTTAATTGGAGCTATAACTGGTGTAGTTTCTACTGGATTAGGTATTATTGTAAATCAAATAAAAAAACATAATGAGAAACAAATAAAGTTGGCTCAAGAGCATTATGAAAAATTACAGAATAAAGTATCAACTTTAGAAAATTCAACTAAGGATTTTAATAGATATGATTTGTTATCACGTGGAGTTAATGAATTTGGAAATAATGTTTCTTTGTCTGATTCAGAGTATGAAGAATTTTTAAAACTTGGAAACGATTTAGGAGAATCTTTCCCTGAATTGATTACTCGAATTGATGAAACAGGAAATTCATTTCTTGGCTTTGATGGCAAGATTGGCAATGTAGTTCAGGGACTTGAAGAATTCACTAAACAATTAAAAAAATCTGAAGCAATTGCGGGATTAAATAAAGATAATCTTGAGGGTGAATATAGTTCTTATGTATCAAGGATTAGAGATATAAAAGATAATATTCAGAGTAAAAAAGAAAGTAGTAAGTTTTTATCAGATTCAGAAATTCAAAGATTAAATAAAGAGGGAAAATTTTATATTAATAAAACAGAAATGTCTGATGAAGATATAAAAACTTTAAAAGAATTAAAAAAAGATAAAAATTTAAATATAAAAAAAGAAGAGTTGAGTAATTCTCTAAATAATGGGTTTTGGTCAAGTGTTTGGGCAGATATTAAGTATGAGTGGGGACTTGGAGAAGATCCATATTCAGATGTTTATACATTTAAAAAAGAAGATCTTGAAAAAAATAAAGATTTAGAAAGATTGTATTATAAATATTCTGGAGATATAAATACTTCTGAACAATCTATAAAACAACAAGAAGCAGAAATAAAAAGAATAAGTGGACAATATACCTCAGATATATTAAACAACTTAATAAATTCTGGACAAGTAAATCTTGATAATGATACAAAATCTATGGTATCTACTTTACTTAATAATTTATTCCCTGATATAGATGAGGCTACTAAAGTTTGGAATAGCAGAGAGGGAGAAGCAGTATCTATAAAAGATAACATATTGGATATTGCCAACCTTATTAGTTCTGGAGATAGTGCAATTTATTTAAAACAAATGTCTTCAATAAATACTTCTGATAATTTACAAAATGCCAATAATTCATTTAATGAATCTTCTAATAATTTAAAAAATGAATTATTTGTGAAAAATTCAGCATTTGTGAAAGCGTTAGAAAATCAAGGCTATGATATTGATTATAAGAAACAAACAGTTACTAAAGATAACAAGACTCAAACTTTTGATGATTATATTTTAGATTTAACTCCTCAGGGTAAATCACTACATAATCTTAATATTCAATTAGATAGTAAAACTAAAGATGGTAAAAATCTTTATGATATTGATGGATTATCCAGAGATGTTTTACAGACAGAATTTTCTCAAGATGAATTAAGAGAAATATTAGGAATGAGTGAATTAGAAGTTAAAAATATAATAGGAACTTCAACAGGGGATGAAGCTATAGATAAATTAAGAACACGAGCAATCATTAATACTCAAAATTCTATGGATGATGTGTCTGGTTCATTTGTTACTGCTTTCAGGAATCTTGCGGATAAAGATGGCAAAAAAATATTTGATGATTTAACAGAATCTGAAATTGCTCAATATGCACAAGATTATTTTGATTATCCTGAAGAAACTTTAAAAAGATTAAATGAACAAGGAGTAACGCTTAATGATTCTATGCTTAAATACCTTGAAAGATTAAAAGAATATGCGGATCAATTAGATATGTCTGTGGATGATTTTGTTAAGAATGCAAAATATGTATCTCATTTAGATTTAAATGGTTTTAGTACAAAAAAAGCATCAGATATTAAAACTGAAATAAATACTTTAATGGAAGTTGCTGATTCTATTCGTCAAGGAAATGAAATTACTGGAGAGCAGATGGATGCTTTAATGAGTTCTAATCCAGAAATATTAAATGAAGCAATGAAAGATCCCAATTATTTAAATAATCCTACACAAGCATATTTATCAGCAATTGAGAAACAATTATCGTTTTTTGAAGGAGCTTCACATAATGTATCTATAGGAGGATATTATGCGAAGGATAGTACAGGATTTTGGGATACATATATTGACCCTAACAATGATTTATCTTGGATAAATTCTTTGGGTGGGGCAATGAATGCTTCTAAATATTTCATAGGAGAAGATTTTAATCTTAATACTAATTATAAGAGCGAAGATTATGATAAAAAATTTACTGACAAAAGTGGATTACAATCTGGAATTCAAAAGATAAAAACAGACCAAGGATTTACAACAGATGCACAGGCTTATGATTATTTAGTGACTACGTTTGGTACATCTGAACAAAAGCAAAGGTATAATAAATTAAGTGGTACAGATAAAGAAAATGAAGCAAAAAAAATTGCTGATGAATTGGCTACACAATATTATGATTGGTTAGAGAATATAACTGATTTAAGTCCTGAATTAAAAAAAATTTTTGAAAAAATCGGAGAAAGTATAAATATTTCTAATGAGGTAGAAAATGCAGAAAGAGATGCATCTAATTATTATGGACTTCAAGATTTGAGACAAAAAATGTCAAGACAAAGAGAAGATTATAAAGAACAATTAAAAGATTTAGAGGTTCAAAAAAGATTAAATGAATTAGAGAACTATCTACAAAAACGTAATCTTTTAATTGATAGATATAATAATGAGATTGCCAATGCAGATTGGGCATTAGATATAATTGCTCCTTCTGATTATTTTGGTAAGATTGATATAACTGCTAATAAGTTAGAAGCTACTTTGAATAAATATAATGAGCTAAAAGCTCAATTTAAAGAGTTATCTGAGATGACACCTCAATCTCCAGAAGAAGCTCAAAAAATAGCTGATACTATGAAATCTATTACTGATCAAATGCCAGAGCTTACAAAAGAATTAGCAAAAGCAGAGGAGACTCTTAAAAATATTGCTTTAGATTCTATAAGTGAAAGTATAAATAATATTACGAGTTCATTTGATCAACAACGAAAAGTATTAAATAATTCTGTTGAAATGTCTTTAAGCTTTACAGGAGTAAGTTCTAGTTTGGATTTATTAGGATTGGATTATACTCCAATGATAGAAAATAAAACTGAAGTAGAAAAAAAACAAGATGAATATAAAACATTATTATCTATGCAAGAAGATTTTCAGGATGAATCTTTAGAGTCTCAAAATACTTATTTAGATTTATTAAAAACAGATCAAGAAGAAGAGTATTTTAAAAATAAAAAGAGACTTAGAGAAGATGATATAGCTTCAATGAGAAGTTATTATAATGAATTATGGGCTTATGCGAAATTAGGTAAAGAATTAACTGAAGACGAAATGAAATCAGTAGTGTCTTATTTTAAAAATGCTGAGGGCATTGATTTCTTACCTGATTTTTATCAAACTGGTAATGGCAAGTGGAGATATTCACAATCAGGTAAAAGTGGAGAATCAGATGATGAGGATACTCCAGAAATAGATAATAATGCGATTGGGCAAATAACGAAAAAGATCTCTAATAAAGAAACATTAACAAAAGATGAAAAAGAACAATATGTTAATCATTTAAAATCATTATATGGGGATAAAAAACAAGAAAAATTTTTTATAGAAAACGAAGATGGATATTCTTTTAATCAGGAGGAATTTCGTAAATCATTACTTCAGCCTGATGGTTCAATATTAATGCCTACATCATCTGCTAATATACCATCACAAGCTGATATAACTAAAACAGTAGAGCAAATGATAAAAACAGGTGTTGAAAATGTTGATGTAAATAGCACAGAAATAAAAACGAAATATATAGCCCCAAAAATTGGGCAATTACTTGGAGCGTTTTTAGATGTTTGGAATGAAGACAAAAATAAATTAGAATATAAACTTACAAAACCATCTCTTTTAGGATTTTCTGATGGGAAATTATCAGCCGATGGAGACAATAAAGGATGGGGTAGTCAAGGTTTAATTCAAGACATGAAAGATGCTATGAAAGAAGTAATGCATGGATTAAATGAAGATAGTTCTAATTGGAAATTAAATGCTCCAACTCCTGATAAAACGTCATGGGAAACATTTGGACAAACTATCGGGGAATATATTTCCGATGGCATTGATAAAGGTGTAGAAATAGGATTAGCTCGTCAATCAGAAGATTCTTTACCTACTTCTGAGGGTTCTGGTTCTGCAGGAAGTATGTCTTCAACAGCTACATCTTCAGGTTCAATTCCAACTGGTGCGGCAATGTATTTTCATTCTCCTTATGACAAAATTAATGGACATGTAGGTATTTATGGTGGAGATGGATATATATATCATTTAGGTAAAGGAGTAAAAAAAAACACTCTTCAAGAATTAGAATCAAAAGGATATGTATACAGAGGATGGGGTTGGAGTGGTGGAAAAGACCAATCTAACCAAGGATATAAAATTGCTGAAGAAGCTAAAAAAATGAGTAGTTATGGATATGCTTCTGGAAATTGTCAAAAATGGGTGTCTAAAGTATATCAACAAGCATTAGGTGGAAATAGATATCAATATACAAGACCAAGTGCAAAATTAGCAGGAGATGAGTGGATTATTGGTAATGCAAGAGATGGAGAAAATTCTTCACTTGTGGGAATTAATCAGAATACAGCAATTGGAAGATTAATTGCTAAAAAAGCTCAAGAACATAATTTGGGATATGGTATTTCATTAGATGGTTTAGGTTTTCTTTCCGCTAAATATGAGGGTGGAAAAGTAGGTGCTATTGCTACAGTAAAAGGAGATCATGGTGGAACATCTTATGGTATTCCTATGTTTGCAACAAATACAGGTTCTGCTGATAATTTTGTACGTTGGTTAAAAAATCAATATCCTGACCTTGGTAAATTTTTTGGTTATCATAAAGCAGGAACTCCTGGATTTAATCAAGCATGGAAGAATGTATCTGATTTATATTCTCAGATATTTGGACAAGCTCAAATACAATATGGAATGGATACCATAGTAGACCCTCAATATAATAAAATCCTTAAAAAATATGGATTAGACATGAAGAGAAGTAGAGCTTTATATGAAGTGTTAATTTCAATGGCATATCAATATAATAATTTATCTACAGGATTATTAAATGGGTATAAGTCAAATATGACAGATCGTGAAATTATAGAATTAATTTATAATAATAAAGCAAATAATGTTAGTAGTAATTTCAAAAGTAGTTCTAAATCGGTACAAAGAGGAGTTGCTAATCGTATCAAAAATGAAAAAATAGATGCTTTAACATTAGCTGCTTATTCTATAGGTACTTCATATCATAAAGGAGGTAAGGCTCTTTTAGGAGATGAGAATCTTTTAAAAGGAATTAATCAACCAAGTCCTGAAACATTAATTTATCCAAATGGAAAAGTAGAAATTATCGGAGAAGATGGACCAGTTATTAAAAATATTCCTATTGGCACTCAAGTATTAACGACATCTCAAACAAAGGCTTTATTTAGGAATATACCTAATTATGCAGAAGGTACAGAAGTTGGCAAAGCATATTTTACAAGTGGTAATTATAATATTAGAAAAGGTCCTAATGGTGAAATTATTACAACTATTCCTAAAGATAAATCATATGGATTCTATTTAATGGATGAAAATGGGGAATGGAAAAAAGGTACATTCTATTATGGAAATGAAGAAAATAGAAAAATGATGGTTGGTTGGATTCATCAAAATGGATTAAAAGAATATAAAGATGATTCTAATAATACTCCTATAGAAGCACATAATGTATATAATGATGGAGAAATAGGCAAAGAATATTCAGCATCAACCATATCATCTCAAGAAAATAATGATAATAAAGAGACTTCGAAAAAGAAACTTACTAAAGAAGAAATTCAAGCAATTGAGAAAAAAGCTCAAGACTTAATTGATACATTATCAATACCATTTGAATCAAAAGCTAAGGAAATTCAGATAAATAAATTAAATAAAGATTTATATAAAAAACCTATAATTGAGTTATATGAATATATGGATGATACTACTACTGATTATGTAGAACGTATACAAAATAAAGCTATGTTGGCAATGTATAAAAAAGAAGGAGACTTAGATACTTTATATCAAGAAGCAAATTTATATAAAGATCAACAACAAGCTTTATTAGAAGAATATTATGCAGCTATAGAACGTGGTGAAAGTACAGAATTTTTAAGCAAACTCAAAGATTCAATTTTGGAATTAGATGATGCTCTTAAGAGCGTAGATTCTGAAATCCAATCATGGGTTGATGAAATGATTTCTTATGCTACTCAAGCATTGGAAGCCTTTAGATCTAAGATTAATCATGAACAAGAAATGTTAGATTTTGATTATAACTTAGGAGTTATTGGTAAAAAGACTGATGAAAACTATTATAAGGTAAGGTCTGAAAATAGAGAAGAATTAAAAAGACAATCAGAAAAATATATTGATTCTGTTGTTAATACTATTGTTAGACAAGCATTAATTGAGGGAGCTTCTGTTGAAGCTGCATATAATAAAGCTTATAATAGTGAAGAATATAAGACTGCCATAAAAGAACATTATCAACTCTTTGAGGCTGAAAAACAAGATAACGAAGATAAATTAGCAAGTCAACGAGAAGAAATAAGAAATAGAGAAACTCTATTAGATTTATCAAGAGAAGAACGTTGGAATAATCTTGATAATATTAATATCTATTATGGGGAAAAAGAAGAAGCTATAGATAATGAAATAATAGCTTTAAAAGAAGCATTAAAGTGGGAAAATCTTTCTCATGAAGAATATGTACAAAAAACTATGGAAATAGCAGATCTTGAAAAGAAAAAAGCAGATAATATAAAAGCAAGATTAGAAGCTATGCAAGAATTCTATAGTAGACAATATGATTCTATGACGTATATGGTTAATGAATATACCGATGCTCTTAATGATGAAAAAGAAGCTATTTCTAAGACTTATGATGAAGAAATCAGAAAATTACAAACTGTTAATGAGCAAAAAGAACGTGGCATAAAACTAACCGAATTACAAACTGCTTTAGATAATGCTAAAAAAGAAAAGAAACGTATATATAGAGCAGGTGTTGGTTTTGTTTATGAAGAAAACAGAGAAGAAATAAACAAAGCAGAAAAAGAATTAGAAGATTTCTATAGTCAAGATCGTATTGATAGCATGAATGAAGCTAAAGAGTTAGAATTAAAAGCACTTGATGAAAGGATTGAAGGTTGGAATAAATATCTTGAAGCAATTGAAAAAGTATATAAAACTGCTGAAAGACGTGACCATATGAAAGTACTTGAAGGCTTATATGGAGTTGAAGGTTGGGAAGGTATTTGGAAAATTTTAAATGATGATTCAAATGAATTCTTAATAAATAAAGAAGCAGGTCAAGACATTTATTATGGTCAAAACACCAATATGTTAGAAAATTATATAGGTGTATCTTCTGAAATTTATAAAAAAATGGATGAAGGTGTACAACTTTTAAAAGATATAAGTGAATATGAAACATCATCTGTAAAATTACAAGGAGTTCCTAATTGGAGAGATTATGCTCATGTTATAAGTGATTTTAATGCAACTGCATCTGATTCTACTTTAATTCAACAGTTAAATGAAGAATATGGTTGGAATTTAACTCCTCAAGATTTAAAAAATATGAGTGACCAGAAATATAATGATTTATTTGCTGAAATAACTCAGTTATTTGAATCTAAAGGTCCTGAAGAGGCAATGAAATCATTAAAATATGTTTTAGAAACAGGATGGATAGATGGAGATTCACCTTTGGGTACGCTTACTTATGGTACATATCAACAAGCATATAATATTGGTAAAGATATATTGTTAAAAAAAGGTTCTCCTTTATATAACACCTTTAACCAACCAACAAACCTTGATTTAAACAAATTAGGTTTATCTTATGGTGTGTATGTTCATGATGGATTCTCTAATAATCTTATCAAAGATGGTAGAGTTAATAAAGATTCGATAGATTATAAAAAATTAAAAGAAGGTCATTTTTCTGATGAAGACATATATAATTTTGCTTTTTCAGACATGATAAAGCAAAAAGCTAAAGAAGCTATCGAAACAGATTTAGATATAAATGGTGTTATTTTACCACAATTTAAAGATGGTAAAACAGATAAGGTTGATGGTTTAACAAAAGATGTATGGGAAAAAATCAGAGTAGAAAAAATTAATTTAATGCATAAATCTGGGGATTTAACAGATGAGCAAAGAGATGCATATTTAAAAGATATATCCATATCTAATAGACCAAAAGAATCATCTGAAGGATTATCTGAAGAAACATCTGAAAATAATTCAGAAATACAAAAAGAAGATATTAAAGAAGCTGTACAAGAAGGCACAAAAGAGGGAATAAAAGAAGCCTTTAATCTTACTGCAAGCATTGCAGAATATAATGAATATAATTCAAATCCTTCATTAGCAAATGTTGATTCCAATACAATAAATAAAATGTCAATTGTTAATGATGGTTCGGGAGTTGTTGCTCATAACAATCCTGAAAAAACAAGTAATATACAAATAGGGCAACCTGTTAATAATAATATTACTAATAATAATAACTTTATTTATAAAGGAAGTATTAGTGGAATTGCATCAGCAGTTAATAAAACAAATGAACATCTTGATGCGACATCTAATACAATGTAACTAACTTTTCAAAAGAGAATAGGAGTAGGAGAGGCTACTCCTCTCCTCTCTTTGGTTTTCTTTTAGAAAGGAGGAATAGATATGGCTGTTTTTAAGCCTAATAATTTTTATCCATACCAACAGGAGATTGATATGGAATCATTAGATGGGAATGTTTTTAGTTGCCAAGTTAATACTGATGGAGCATTAGTCAGTGGAGCAAGACTAAAAATATTATCTGCTATTGATAATACAGAATTATATGAGAATGTATATCAATTTGAAGTAGAGAATGCTACAATCAATGGTACTACTACAATAAGAACACCCTATCGAAACAAAGAAGTTGCGGAAATGTTTGTAGCTCCATACGAAATATTTCCAGAGTATAAAGAAGATGAGAATGGGAATAAAATTTGGATTTTATCCGATATTAGTTTTCAGTCTTTATGTGGTTTAAATATTGATTATAACAAGAAAAAAGATATGTGTCCTTATAATTTCTATCTTGTAAAAAAAAATAAACTTTCATTATTTAAAATAAAAGTAAAAATATTAGACACAGAGGGTAAAACCACTTATGAAGATATTGATTTTTATGATTTTAAAATTATACCTTCAGACAAGGTGGAGAATTTATTTAACATAGAGTTTAACAATAATGAAATATTTAATAAATACGAAGGACTTGATATAAGTTATTTTATAGTGTTAAAAAATAATTATGATTATCTTTGGAATGTAAGATTATATGAACATTATTTTGATGAGCAAATAGATAATGGGACATTTGTTTCTGATGGATATATTACAGGTACTACAAAGAATGTTATTTGGTATAACAACAATAACAATAATAGTAATTCTGATGAATTAGAAACTTATGTAAAAAAAGATAATTATGTGGAAGTCATTGCTGACGAAAGTAATTCTGATATTTTTGAAGATCAAATAATAGAGGGTAAAAAAACAAAAGGACGTTTACAAAACAATAATGATAATAATGATTTTTCAGAAGAACAAATTTTGGACAATATTAATGGATATATTTTAACAGATTTTAATGGGAATTATGTTGTACATTCTGATAGATATACAGTTACAGATAGTGGACAAATTATTTTATCTGATAAAAATGAAAAATTATGGAACCCAAATAGCTATCAAGAGGTCCCAACTCATAAATATAGTGATGGGAGTAAATGGCAAAGATATTATGAAATATATAATACTTATATTACTACAGAATATGAATCTCCATGGTATTTTTTAAATAATGTTACTATTAATATATCCGATAATAAAAATTTTATTCTTGATACTTCACAATCAAAAATAGGGGATATTGTACCTAGAAAAACTGGTATTGCGAGTTCTAATTCTTATAAAGGAAATAAATTAATTTATCCATTATACTCATTGGATGGTCTTCATACTCATGGTCTTTGGACAACTACTCAATATTATGAAAAAGATTTTAAAACAAAAGAAGAATTTATGAATGGTTATAAAATGTTTCCATTTGTTGTCCCTGACTGTAGGAATTATATAATCGTAAAAGAAATTAAAGAAACAGAAGATGTTGCTCAACAGTATGCAATGAATACCAATTCAATGATAATGTCTATTTTAGATAATAATTATGTTGAAAAGAAATATTATGTAAAAATATTATCTCCTCTTCCTTTGTTTTATGAATTTTATCAAATAGAAGTGGAAGAGTATAATAAAGGATCTGGTAATGAATGGTATTATTTATATTATAAATCCAATGAAAATAATTTATTTCCTTTAATCAATGATACTTATGATTATGATATAGATATGTATTGTTTTAATAAAAAAGAAAATGGATTTTTTAATACATATAATGCAATGATTAAAATAGATTTACTATATTTTTATTATAGTGTTGCTAATTTTTTTAAAAAAGATTATTATGCTTTATCTAAATTATGTATTGAACCATCAAATAATATAAATACTTATAATTTTGTTAAGGGATGTACTCAAACTCAAAATATAGAACATTCTAGTACATATAGATGGTCTGGATTCTATAAGTTACCTAGTAATTTTAATAATGACAATTTACCTTATATTTTAATACAGGATTATAATAATAGTTCTTATTCATTAGTTATAGAATTAGATACATCAGAGTATATATCTGATAATAAAATTTATTTCACCAAAGAATTTGAAATCCCGTATTTGCATAATAGTAGTCTTTATGCAGATATAATCATCCCCTCAATTGATACACAATGTCAGTTTGGTGATTTTACTTTAGTCCATCAATCTAAAAATACTATAAATTCTATTAATCTTGATACTATGAATGTAGATTTTATTAATTATATAGATAATATATATATAGAATTTATTTTTAATCCTTTAATTAATTGGGCAGATAGTCATTTTAATCAATTTTCATATTTAAATAATTCGGTGCAAAAAATAAAAAACTTTAACTCTATGGATTTTTCAATTACTTTATTTGATAAAAAATACGAAGAATTATTATTTGGATTTTTAAGTTTGCAAGGAACAAATGATATGATTGATGGTATATATAATGTTGATTATAAAATTATATATAAGCAAAGAGAAAAAATTGTTTGGACAACAAATAAAATTGGGTTATTGTATGATATGAATAAAATTGAGACCGAAAATGAATTTAAGATAAATTTAAAAGACGGAGCAACTATATATTTATATCCATGTTCTGATAAGAATACATATAATTCATTTTTTGGAATAAAGGATGATTCTTTAAATGTAGATAATATATATATAAGATTCCCTGAATATGAAGGAAAAGATTCTGCAGGTAATACTATAAAAGATCATGGAAAATATTATGAGAATGTTTCTGATAATAGTACTATACGTAGATATTTTGTTAATAGAAAATATGAGAATGATTGTCCTTTAGATGTATATGGAGTAGAAGTTAAATCAGAAGCTTTTGAAAATTATATTGATAAAACAGATTCAGGAATTTATAACGGATATTATTGCAAATTATTTAAAGTATCATCATATGATCCAAATACTGGAGAGTTTGTAATAGCTGGAGGATTAGATAGAATTATTCTAAATACAGATAGATATGAAGTATGGCAAAAAAAAAATATCGAGGGTTCAAGTAATGAATATGATATTACAGAAATTATATCTACATATACTCGATTATATCCAAAATCAAATGATATTGATAAAGAATTATATATTGGGGGGAGTAATTTACTTATTGAAGATGGAATAAAAATATCAAATTCAAACAAAAATGGGGTTTTTATACAGCCAAATATTAATTTTTCATCAGATAATAATCACACTCCTTTTTTAAAACTGGATGAGCAACAAGCCATTTTAAATTTTAACTATAAACATTCTATTGATAATATAAAATATCATATAAAAGATTTTACTATTAATAAATTAGATGGTTCTCAATGGTTATTATCGTACCTATCTAACAATCAATGTGAATTAGCTCCAGGAATGACTTATAAGTTATATACAGATTGGTCTGATAGTACTCCTAGTAGTTATTTTTATGGACGTTCTCTTGGTACAATAAATTTAAAATATGGAGAGCTATCAGAGGTTAACCAGATTCGAAACTCTAATAATTTTTCTATATTAGATTATGAAGATACATTACAAGAATATTTATATAATTTTGATAATAGAATAGAGGGAGATTATTGCATAATTTCAGGGATGGATATATATATGTTGGCAAATATTAATAATACTAATGTCAAAATAAAAAAATATAGATATAAAATATATAATAATAATATGGAGTTAATATGGGATAGTTTAGAGATATGGGATAATTTGATGCAATATGAAATAAAAGGCTTAGAAAATAATAAAATATATTATATTATATTTGAATGCGAAGATGAATATGGATATCAATATTTTTATGAATGTCCTTTTTATTCGAATTATTCTATAAAAAATATTTCAAACAATCATATTGATGTAACTCCTTTATGTTCTCAGAATGCTATAAAAATTGAAATATATTCAACATATTTTTCATTATCTGATTATGATTTACAAAATATTAATGAAGTAAATATATATAGAAAAGATTCTACAGGACATACAGAATGGATTAATTCAATAAATTTTAATTCAGACAAAGTATATACAGGAGATGGGCAAAATGATTATAAATATGGGTTTATAGATTATGGAGTAAGGAATAATGAATATTATGATTATATGTTTGTATTTGATAAAAAAAAGCATAATTTATCTTATTTTGCAACATATCAATATGTTATTGCAATACAGCCTTTAAAAACAAATTTTGATTCATGGTCAATAGTAGACATAATAAAAAATCAAGATACTGGTATTTATGAAGTTTCTGGTGATTCGTGGTTATTTAGATATAATCTTGAAACTTCCGAAATTACAAATAATACATCAGTAACATCATGGGACACATTAGGAAGATATGCTCAAATGGGTGGAGGAGAGAGAGGATATGATAGTTCTTCTTTAACTTGTTTATTAGGGGATGTAAGTAATTATATGTCATTTGATGGTGTAAAAAATATTTTAAAATATGGATATCATGAAAAAACACCTACTTCTTTAATAGATCAAGAATTTGAATATAGTAAAGGGAAAACAAACAATATAGACAAATATAAAAAATGGAAAAAATATTGTAGAAATAATAATCTTAAATTATTAAAAGATATATCTGGAAATATGTGGATAGTTGGTATTGCAGAAAATCCAACCACCAATATCAATAGTCATAGTCAAGAACAATTAAAAACAATATCATTTCAATGGAAAGAAGTTATGGGTATTGAGGGGAATAGTATAGTTGGTAGATTAACTTCTTATAACAAATCAGATTTTGTATTAAATACACTTATGTCCATGATAAATCCTTATTGGGAGGAATATGATATTAAAGAAGATTATACCGAGTATCAACTGCTATGTATTAAAAATATAGTTATGCAAGAAGTTTTAATAGTTGGATCTGTTGTTTTTGATAATATTAAATCACAAGGAATTTTAGTGACAGCCAAGAAGAATGAGGAAGATGATGATATTAATTCATATATTCCTATATCTCCATTTTTAACTATATATGATAGAACATATCCAGACATAAAAGAATATATTTTTGATGATACAATTAATTTTACTTATAATAGTATTGATGATTTATTTAAAAATAATGAAAAGATAGAATCTGTAAAAATAATTTTAGATGATAGACTTAGTAGTGCAAAAAATGCATTTTACGGATGTGTTAATTTAACAACTGATAATGGCGGTTATATTAAAATTAGTTCAAGTAACTATATTAATACTTTAGGTATGTTTGATAATACAACTCAAAACATTATAGTAGAATGGGACGATTTATTAACTAATAAAACAACAAATTTATTAACTTATGCTGAATTATACGAACAGTATTGGAATCAAGATAATATCACGTTAAATTGTCCTCAATTGGAGTTTAGAGTTAATGATTGGGAACATGCTATTATTGAAGAAAGTGGAATAGACACAGACGATTTAATTACTTATGATAAAATCGTTTATTTGAATAGTTATAAGGGTTATGATGAACAAATTTTTGTTCCTAAATATTATAAAGAAAATATAGATAAAAAAACAGTTATTTATAAAATTATTATAGATGAGAATTTTTCAATAGGATAAAGAGAAGGGGGATAAAAATATGAGTAGAATTTATTTTGGAAAAAATATAAAAACAAAGAGTGGTAATTTTTCTAATGTTTTTAAAGGTAATTTTAAAAATAATCTTACTGATGTATATTCTTTACCCTCAGGATTAATTAATGCATCTAATTTATTTAATGGGTGTACGAATTTAAAAAGAATGGACTATGAATTAGAAGATACTTTATATGATATAAATAATTTTATGTATAATTGTGTTAACTATAATGGAGATATTGTTATTCCTGATTCTGTTAAAAGTATGTCTTCTAGTTTTTCGGGTACTAATATAAAATCAGCACAAATAAGACAATCCAAAAATAAACGATTATATGATATGTCTTATGCTTTTTTAAATTGTAAAAATTTAACATATATTGAGGGGACGATCCCTAACACTATATATAAGTTAGATGGATTTTGTGAAAATAGTGGTTTAAAAGAAGCTCCATTTATAGAAGAAAGTTCAAATATTGTTAGTTATATAGGTGCTTTTAAAAATTGTATTGATTTAATTGAATATAATCATAATATTTATACAGATCATCCCACTCAAATGTTTCAAGGTTGTTCTAATTTAAAAAAAGTAGGGAATATAGATACTGTTGAATTAAGAGAAACATTTAATGGCTGTTCATCTTTAGAACAAATAGGTAATATAGATACTGTATCTTTACATCATTCATTTTTTAATTGTTCAAATTTAATAAATGTTAATATAAATATAAGACCAAAATATGATTTTATTGAGAATAAAATATTGTCTAATGCATATATAAATAATGGGACTTTTAAAAATTGTAATAATTTATATAGTATAAACATTAATCCGTCAAATATTAATAATTTTGAAATTGGTGAAGATTTTTCATTTTTAGATAAAAAATCATGTATTAACATTTGGGGAACAAAACATAATGTTTCTACTGAAATGAATATTCGTAAACAATTAAATAATGTTAATAAAGCTTATTATCAAAGTGGATATGCCAATGTTTTAGATTATGATAGAAGCAAATTTTATATTTTTAATAAGTACAAAGGAAATACTTCAATGCAAAACATTATATTTATGGCAGATAGAATTAGAAATGATATACATAATCCTACTACTGAACAAAGAATTTATTATTCTGATATGTGTTTTGAAAATAGTGATTTAAATGAGGTTGTTTATTATACAGATGTTTTAAACACTATGGGAGATTCTTGTTTTTACAATTCTTCAATTGTAAATTTTTATGCTCCTGATGTCTGTTTGCCAAATAAGAATAGTATTTTTTATAATTGTTCATCTTTAAAGAGTGTGACATTTAAACAATCTGATATCGACATAAAACATAGTACTTTTACTAATTGTTTACAGTTATGTTCTATTAGAAATGAAAATAATAGACCATATGTGGCAAAAAATATTGGTGATTATGCTTTCTATAATTGTGGAAATTTAATAGATAATTCTATTAAATTTGATAATTCTAGAGGACGTACTTTAGGAAAATATAGTTTATTTAATACAAATTTTAAAGATTTACACATAGAATCATATAGTGGTGTGGGTCTTAATGCTATATATAATACAGGAGAGAATTTTTATCTTGCACATTCTTTTAATTTATCTAAGGCTAGAGGCAGTTATAATATTGGTAGAGTCATATATAATGGAACAGGTACTCTTCCAGGTTCTGCTTGGTCTAATATGACTTTTAGAGGTGGAGTAAGAGCATTAAATGTAAATGCTGTTTCTACATTTACTAATGAAAATACTCCTAAATATGGTCATTTGGAATTAAACCATTGTCAAAATTTTCATTTTGATGGTAGTAGTTTTTGTTATGGTTCATTGACAAGTTTTTCTGAAAATTTTGTAAAAATGTTACAGAACTCTACATGGAATAGTAGTGCTTTTTTATTTAATGGAGGGTCAGCATCAACAAAGAGTGGGCTATATTATAGTAATACTTTTAAAAGTGAACAGTATTATGTTATAAATATTGATTCTAATAAACAGCTACCTTTTTATGTTTTTAATCATGGTAATAATACTATCTTTACAGGAAAAGGGTATCTCCCTTATTCTTATGCTTGGAGTAATGATAGTTTTATGTATTGGTTAAACACATCCCCAAATAGTACTTCGTATATTACTTCTATAACTAGTGGAGATGGTGTTAATTCTACGCATATTGTTGTTATGAGTAATAATGTTCAGAGAGAACTTCCTTCATACAATAGTTACACATATTATTTCCCATTTAGTGATACTGTATATTTTCACGCAGGTTCATTAGGTGATACAGAAACTAATATAACAAGGCTTGGTCAGTTATTTTGTAAAAATGCTTATTTTTATAGTGGTGTTGTGCCGAAATTTAGTGGTACTTTGGATGTATATACTATCGCTATAAGGTGTAATAATGCTACTGTATCCTCAAATGCTGTATTATACAATCACGGTTATCTTAGGATTGATAAAAATAGTATATATGAAAATGTATATAATTATTTGCCTCCTGTTTTACAACAAGCATATGATGTATATAATCAATATGGACGAATAGACCCACCAGAATTAAATCAAATATAAAATTTAAGAAAGGAGAGTGTGTTTTTTGAATAGATATTTATTAAGTGCATACTTAGAACAAGATACAAAAAATTTGTACACTTTAAGAGATAAAAACGGAGATATTCTATCATACATTGAGATGGATTTCTCTAATTCATCTTCAAAAAAAACACTATCTCATGAAGAAATAGTAAGATTATTACAAATGCCTTATATATCATATCAACATAGAATTTGCGTGTTAAATCCTGATGATTCTGTGTGTTATCAAATTCCCTTTGAAGATATACCTTATAATGGGATTTCTTATACTGATACTTTACAAGATGGACAAAGAAGGACTTTATCTGTGAAATTAATAAATAAGGATGGAAAATACACTCCCTCAGTAAATTCGCAAAAAGGGTATTATTCTATGTTTTATGATACTTTTTATGAGGATGATACTTCTATACGTAGTAGAAGTCAATATGTTTCAAACAACAATTATACTCGGAATACTGTATGGGGGTCTATAAAAATGTCATATGATATAGGATTAAAAATAAATGAGACTGATTATATATGGTTTAAAAAGGGAGTATATAGAGTTTCAAATATAGATGATTCTCAGGAAGATGGATTAAAAGAAATAACAATTAGTTTAAAAGATAAATTTTCGATTTTTGAAGGAAATACAGGGAAATTAGTTGTATCAACAGAAATTCCATCTGGTTCAGACTGTCGTATGGTAATTAAAGATTTATTAAATGAAGATTTTGGAGATGGATATAGTTATGATATGTTAGAACCTATTTTTGATGAATCTCTTACTGATGTGAAAACATCTGTACTGATTAGAAAAGAAGTTGGTGATACAAAGTCTTCCATTATTCAAGATATTGCAACTCAAATGAATGCTTCATATTATTATAATGAATGTGGAAGACTTGTGTTTGTTCCTATTCAAGATGAATTAAGAGATGAGGTAAAGCCTGTATGTTGGATTTATGAACCAAAAAATATGGATTTAATTCGTATCCAAAATACATATGATATGGATTCAGCAGTCAATATGATAAAGGTTATAGGCGATAATATGGGGGATACAGTGAGTTATGCTCTTGTGGTTAATAATGATCCAAGGTCTCCTATATGTGTTGGGCAAATAGGTAAAAGACTAGGAGAAACAGTAAATGATGCTAACGTTTGGTCTGATAGTATGGCTTTTGATATAGGTAGATATAAACTAAGAAAGAATAGTATTTTATGTTTAAAGACATCATTGCAAGTAAAATTGAATCCATTGATAGAAAATAATAAATTAATTGATGTAATTCATGATAGTTATTCACAAAAACATCAGTTATTTATTGTAAGTAACATTTCATGGAGTAGTGATTCATATCAAATGGCTCTATCTACAATTAATACACAAAATTTAAGTTTCTTGAAAGCAGGTGATAATGGATATGTTTACTAATAATATACAAAATAGTAATAATGATTCAAATAATGTACAAGGCATGAATATCCCAGAGGGATATGAACAGGTAAGTCAAGAAGAATTTATAAAAGCTATTTTAGCAGAGGATAATTATGATGAAATAACAAAAGCTCTAGATACATTAATGCAGAAAAATAAGGTTATGAATGATAAAAGATATCCAGTTATTACTACAGGAAGAGTTGAACATAGTGTTGGTAATTCAAATGTTGTAGTAAAAATGATTGGAGATGATAGTGAACCTACAGAACGTGTAGGATATACTAATCAAACTCCTTTTGTTATTAATCAAGAAAATTATGTAAAAATTTGTAAACAAACAGCTTCTGATGGAGTAAATAGTTGGATAATGGGCATAAATAATCCTTTAAATAATAAAACAGCTTTTAATTTTTTAGAAGATTGTATTAATTATATATTAATATTACAGAATGAGATTACATCATTAAAAAATAGTATCCAAGAAATAGCTAATTCATTTACTCAAACTGAAATAAAAATTGGAGAGATAACATATAAATTAGCCACAATCAATGCATCTTCGTTGTCTTATGCACAAAGAAATTTAAGTTCCTTAAATAACATTAGTGAAGATGCTAATAGAACAAAAGAAAATTTAGAAGCAATTAATAAACCATAAATGAGGTGATATAGTGAAGAAATATAAATTTTATACATATACTCAAATCTCTGGTGAAGAATCTGAAAGATTATTAGTAAAGTTAAGAGAATTGATTGATAGTGGAACAATTATAGGAGATTCAGATTTAATAAAAAGAATACTTTTGCTATTGGAATATGATGAAATTAATAATACCATCACGATAGATGGAGGCACATATGAAGGTAGTGAATAAAAATCGTATTTTATATTGGGTTAGGGGAGTAGAAATACTCCCCTTTTCTTTTCTCTATGAAAAATAAAAAAAAATAAAAAAATATATATTTAAGACTTGACAAGTTATATTTTTTCTGTTATAATGTAATCAAACATATAGAAGTATGTTGAAATTTTATAAAAAGAAAGAGGTATAAAAATATGTCAGAAAATATTTTTAAAACAAGTAGACGTAATACATTTACGTTTGAAGGACACGCAATTGTTAATGATAATTCTTTTACTATTAACAAGACAAACGAGGCAGGAACATGGGTTTTTAATTCACTTAATGTTGGAGTGGATTGTGGAGACCATGGAATTAATTATGTTAATCTAATGGGTGGATTTAATCCAAATGGTGGCAGTTACATAACAATTCAAAAAGTAGATAGTAATGGTTCAATCCGTCCTAAAGAAGATAACATTACAGTTAATTGGGAAGACAGATTGGATTTTGATGTTACGGCAGAAGATATTAATAAATCAAGCTTTATAGAAGTTACTCTTGAAAAAGACAATAATGGCAAGAATGTATCAAAGTCATTTATTACTGCTTATGATGCTGTTGATTATATAAAGGAATTTATTACGGATAAACTCCCTGTTGTTGTTCGTGGTCATATAGATTATAGACTTAACGGAGCAGGAGATGAATGGATTGCATCTCATATTGTTGACAGTATTCAAATTAAAAATGAAGAATTTTTACAGCCTAAAGCTATTCTTAATTTGATGGTTTTAGTAGATAAAAACACTTTAGGTAAGCCAAACCTCGAAGAAAAGAATGTTCCATTGTTTGTAAATACAGCTTATTATATTTATAAGGTTAATAAAGATGTATATAAACAGACTTGTGCTATTCCTCTCAAAATTTTGTTTGATATGACTTCAATTGACCTTAATGATGAAGCTCAGAAGAAAAAGTTTACATATGGTGTTGAACATTATTTCTCACCTGAAAAGGGCAAAAAAGAATATACAAGTGAAATTCTATTTAGATGTCATTATTCAGGGGGAGTAAAGAAAACTGAAATAAATCTTGAAGACCTTCCAAAAGATATTAGAGAGGGAATTGAAAATGGATTTATTAATAAAGAACAAGTAATGGGTTCAATGGCGATTCAAGGACCTCAGAATAAAGATATTATTTTTGATAGTGTTGTAACAAGAGTAGAAACCACTGAAAATGATGATGGTTCAGTATATACAGTTCCAAAGGTAGTTGCAGAATTTTCTAAATATAAGAATTCCGAAATTGTTTTGTTTGAAGATTTAGAACCGATTGAAACAACTAAAGCAACATCTGCACCTGTTGATAATACTATTAAAATTGAAGATGAGGAAATAGACCAGTCTGCTGCAGATATTATGGCATTGTTCTCAGCAATGGGTAATTAATGGAGGTAATGCAATATGGCAAGACGAATTAATAAAGTAAAAGTTGATTTAGGCAGTTACCCATATTATGTTCTTATGGGTGTTCGAAAAGTAGGTAAGACAACTTTATTTAAAGAATTAGTAGATTATCTTTATCCAAATAATCCTGAAAAGGGGCTATTGATTTCATGTGGTGGTGAAGATGGTTATAAAGCTCTA